CATACATTTAGAATAATTTAAAATTTCTAGTTCATCTTTTAATTTCTCCCACTTGTGTTTTTTCATTTTTTTCCTTTTTTTGGTGTTGCAAAATTTTCAGTTTCAATGTATGGAACTTGCTGCCATAGTCCGTTATAGTTCATGATCGCAATTGGGTTAAAGTCGTCAGAACTACGTAAGTATTTTGGTCGCAAGATAAACTGATTATTCTCTTTATTTTTTTCTACTATCAGGGTACTCTGCGCCCATCTGTCAGTATTACTTCCTAGGTGTCCTAGCGTTTCGCCCTGCCCTTTGCCTAGGTGCAGCACGCCGATAAGTAGTAAATTATACTGTTTTGTAATTCGTTTGAACCAGTTAGTTAGCAGCCTGGTTTCTTTTTCATCATTGTAGTTTAGGCACAAATCTAGTAGGCCGTCAATGATCAGGACGCTGCAATCATTGTGCGCCTGTAAATAAGTCTCGACAAGTTTCCGTATGCGCGCGGGCATATCTTCTCTTGTAGAGAAAGCATCAAAAAAGTCAGGTAAACTGTTTTTATCTGCAAAGCTTTTAATTTTATCCATTTGCCGATAAAAGTCAAATGCGCTATGTTCTGTATCAAAATAGGCTAGGCGTTGCCGATCAGCTGGTAGAGTAAGTTTGAGGCCAAAAACAGCCTGGTACTGCGGCACTAGCGCGCTGGCAGCTATAGCAGCCAGGTAGGAGCTTTTGCCACCTTTGGGCAGCCCACACAGACAAATGTAATTTTCTAGGGTTCCCAAAATTTTAGAATTGATAGTAAATATGACCTGTTCCTGGCTGGGACGGCGCGCAGGATCATACCGCCTAGCATTAAGTAGGTCGTTGTATTCACGGTCGTTTGTCATTTAATCAAAAGTTCCAGTAGCTAGAAAGCCATAGCATCACTATGACAATCAAGAATAGCCAAAACAGCGGCTCATTCAGGTATTTATAAATGATTTTTTTCATGGTTGCTGATTTTTTGTAGTTCCTTGATCAAATCTTGTGCAGCCTCAATAGCTGCTTGCTGGGGTGTTATTGGCGTACCTCTATTTGACAGCTTTCCCATCTTTGCTGCAATCTGCAGCATTGCAGGTAAAATCTGGATAGAGAAATACTCCAGCTTGGTTAGCTCTGGGATAAGACCTGATTGGCTTTGCGCTACCTGGATATCATACGCAGGCGGCTGTGTGTGTAGTTTGTCCATTTTTGTAGATGTTTTAAAAGGTTATAAATAAAAAATACTATTTCTATCGCGATCATTATTGACAGCATAATAGGAAAACAAAATAGCCAGGTATATAGCAAGCTTATTATTGGATTAGATTTTCTCATTGTAGCCGCTTTCTATATTAGACAATTGCCGCTGATAGTAATCAATGCTATCACCAACCAAAATCCGCAGTTCCATTTCTAGATTAAACGGAATAATGTTTTGCTCTATGTGTAGGCAGCTGCCGCAGTCTAGAGTAACTTCCATGCTAATACGCTTTGTGCGGGCTAGATTTGTACCGATAAACTGCAATGATTGGATTTTGCCAGCTAGCATACGCTTGTATGCTGCTAGATCGTAAGATGTAGCCATACGGTTAGATTTTTTGTGAATGTATGTCGTTTGTCAAAACAAATGTATATCGTTTTTTCGTATACAAACAAAAAAAAATTGCGCCCGTATGTAAGCGCAACTATAAAATGATATATATTAGTATGTTATGAAAGATATAGATCGGCTTCTAGTTGTCTTCTACGGGTCAGTCCAGGCACTTCTTGTGCATTTACCTTATTCCAGCGAAGAAACTGCGCCGCTATATCGTTTGCCTTCGCACCTGTGTTGATCAGGCGCAGTAATGTTGATCTGCTAAATGCTCTAATGCCTATATTGTATGCGAGGCTAGTGAGTGCGCTTATTTGATTTGCGTTTTGTTTTACTTTTAGCTTTGCTTTTACCTGTGTTTCAGTTGCAGCTGTCTGCATACGCAGCCAAGTTAGGGCTGTATCTTTTGTAATTGTATCGCCTTTTTTTATAGGTATGCCAGTTACTGGGTTGATAGTTGTGCCGTAACCGATGGTCCACAAACCACCGCTATCCTGATAGGCGTTTAGGCGTAAGCCTTCAAAATTTGCAATTATTTCCGCTGCACTCACCCTGCTCGTAATTAGTATTATGCCTAAAATAGCCAGGGCAATTATGTACGACCTGGCACGTTTCATCAGATACCAGTTTTATCGTAATCTTTTGCTGCAGTCAGACCTAGACCTGCGCCTATTGTAGTAATGCCAGTCACTAGATCGCCTTTGATGATGGCAGCTACGCCGCCCACAATAGTAGCAAAACCAAAAAAAGTCGTTTTCCAATTTTTAAAAATGTTTTTCATTTTATGTTGTTTTTTCAATTAAAATATCAAGTTTGGTTTCCAGCCTGATCAGTCTTTCGCCGTGGTCATCGTGCTTAGCCTGCTTATCTTCCAACGCTTTTACGCGCTGATGCAGTACCGCCCAGCTCGCGCCTGCGGAAAAAATGCTAGTTACCACGATCGCTATCAGTTGGCTGTCCATTATCTTGTTGTTTTTTTGCTTCTTCCGCTATTTGCTGATTTGTTTCACGCAGCTTGATTTGCAGCCACTCAATGTTTGCTAATAGATCGTAGGCCGCCGCTTTGAGTTGTAAAAGTTTATCCATTTTTTATGCTTCTAATGTTAAATTAAGCTGCTCACAAATATATTCATAGGCAGCATAATTGATATCACCACTACTTCCCCAAGCTGTGTAGGCCTCACCGCTAATACTAGTGTTTCCTTGCGTCAGCATTTGCTTTTGCTGCATATCAGCTTCGCCGCTTAAATTACTGATATGCCAGTAAAACTGCGCGTAGTCGCTTAGGTTGTCATTGACTATACTAGCGTCTATGTAGTTGCCGCTAGTCTCTTCGCCGTTTGTCCATATCTGGACTGGTTCGATGAAATATCCCATTGTTTTATTTTTTATTTTATGGTAAATCTACTGTAGCTAAATAATAAGCTGTTCCGTTAACATCTAACTGAATATACTGTGAATTATTGAAAGTAACGCCAGCACTTGCCACTCTTTCGCCAAATTTCCAGGCTGCGGCAGTTCCTCCACTAGGTGCGCCTGTTTTCATTGAGCCAAATAATTCGACATTCCCCACATTGGTGATGCGCATAAGCTCTGTATTTGCTGCAACACCAAACCTGATGTCATTATTTCCATCATAAAACATAGCAGCAGTAAGTATTGATGTATTTAATCCTAATACTATACCTCTGTCAGCAGCAGTTCCACTACCAGTAAAAAGATTGATGCCTGCGCCGATATAAAATTGATTAGCAGGACTAACAGCATCTAAAATTATACCATTTTGTGTAATTCCGCCTGACAATGATAATTTTACTGATGTGGCATTGCTAACCGTTACAGCACCTGATGCTCTTAATGTACCATTTACATCTAACTTAAAGCCTGCATTAGTACTTCCTGTATTTATTCCAACATTGCCGTCTGAAAAAATACGCATTCTTTCGGTAGGACTTCCTGCACTTGCTGAAGTACTAAATGTTATAGGATATGCTGCTAATGTTCTTAAACCAAAAGTTCCATTTGTTCCATCTAAAAGAAAATCTGCTCCACTATTTGTAGTAGTATTTCTTTCAAACATTAATTGTACATATTGGCTGCCATCGTTATCTAATCTTAGGGTAGAAGCATTTCCCCCTTTTACATCTAATTTATATGAAGGGGATGTAGTACCTATACCAACATTCCCCCCACTTGTTATACGCAATCTTTCTACATTATCAGTTATAAATCTAATATTATGTGATGCTTGATTTCCAGTTATATAATCAGTAGGAGGGTTTGATTGTAATGTTATCCAACCAATTTCACTGTTATCTGAACAAAATATATTTCCTATAACAGATAATTTAGAAAATACACTTGGATTTGCAGTTCCAATCCCGATTGAGGTACCATTATCAAAGATTTGACTATTTCCTATTGCACTAGCGGAAGTAAACTTTGTTATAAAGTTAGTAGTGCCGCTGATTGATGCAGTCGTAAGCACCTGCACGCCATTTTGAAATAATGTAGTTGCGTTCGCGCTACCGCTGACTTCAAACTTGTATCCGCTGTTAACATTAGTTCCCACTAATGTCGTGGCAGCAAAATAGTTTGTATCGCTCGCGCCTTCCTGATAAATTCCATAGCGGTTCGTATAAGTTACTGTCCCTGTATTTGCCGTTTGATCATTGATAAGTAGCGCGTAGTTATTAGTTACGCTTACTGCGCTGCCTGTATTATCAGGAAACAGGACGCGCATACCAGCCAGGTGTGTTATCGTTCCCGTTGCTGATCCGCTAAATGCCCAGCCCGTAGTTAGATTTGAATAGGCGCGAATCTGCGTGCCTTGTGTATGTGTCAGCGTACCTGTACCCGTAAAGCTAACAGAATTGTACGCGTCCAGTCCTGATCTTGCACCGCTGGGTATAGTCGCATTACCAGCTAGTGTTAAATCTAGACTTGCCCCTAGTGCAGTTATTGCATTAGGACTGCTAAATGATCCTCCTGCAGCAACAGACAAGTTATAATCCAAATAGTTTGCACGCGCTAGTCCTGTTGTATAGGTTTGTGTCGCTTGAAATGTGCTTTTGTTGGTTGCAGCTTCAAATTCTAATGCGTCTATTGCTAGCGTTGTGTTATGTAATTCAAAAAAGTTGCTGCCACCGTTATAGGTATCGCCTAGCCGCCACAGGCCTGTGCCTGCACGCTGCCAGCTAACATATGTATTGCCGCTGCCGCTAGTTGTGTTAAACTGGGCTATTGTGCCAGTACTATGGACATCTAATGCAGCCCCAGGCGTTGCAGTATTGATGCCGACTGACCCGTTAAGTAATGCTGCGTAGCTTGTAGAACCCGTAAATCCTCTAGTACCTATTCCGCTTGTGATAGTAGCTGTCAGGTCTGCGCCAAAGGTTGCAGCAGCCGCGCCTCCTGCAGTTTCTATATGTACAATGCCTGATGCGTTGTAATTAGCTAGCGTAACACGGTCAGATGTCCAGTATAATGCACCGTTACCAGCTGTGGCACCGTCTAGATATATAGCTTCAGCAAGTATATCACCATTGGCTTCTATTGTAAACGCTGGAGCTGATGTGCCAACACCAAGCCTGTTATTGGTGGCATCAAAAAAAAGATTTGCGCTAGATCCTATTACCTGCGCGCTTGTAAAATACGCTACCTGTGTAGCTGTCCCTGTTCCTGTTATTGTACCTGCAGCTGGGCCGCCGATCTCGTCCCAGGTCGTTCCGTTGTCCCTATAAATTTCAAATGTATCAGTAGAAACGAACAAGCGGCCAGTCTGTCCTGCAGCGGGTCTATTTGCAAAGGTGTTGCTATTTATTGACGGGCTGCCTAATTGGTTTAATATATTAAAATCTACGTACATGATTAAATATAACGTTTCAAGATAACAGTTAACTGATTTGTACCAGCACCACTGAAATTAAATGTGTAAATTTTGACGTTAATTTCATCAACATTGCCTGTTATATTAAGGGACTGGTTTGGCGTTAATAAAAAACCGTCAACCGTTACATTAGTAGTGCCTTGATTAACAAAAATAACGCTGTTGGCGTTTGTATCTGTTTGGCTGCTACTAGAAAAAATTTTTGTTTCTGTTATATATTCTCTACATTTCATCTGCAAGTTTTTTTGTCTTGTTTATACTGATCTGCAAACGTAGTTTCATCAGGTATAAAAGTCGTTTTGTCTACTGCGTTTGCTACTATTTTACGCGCCTTGCTGGCTGCTCCTTGTGCGCCGCTAACTTTCTTTTTCGATAAAAGCAAAAATAAAAAGGCAGCACCTGCTATGTATAGTAAATTTTTATTCATAAGTTATTTTTTAACAAAGAACGTCCTGATCTGCAAACCCACGTAAACGAATCTGCCCTTTCGCTAGTTTTTGCGCAACAGCTTTTACAGCCTGAACATCTTGACCTTTTT